TCTTTACTCCAATCTGCTAATTTTTTACCTTCTTTAATTAACCACTCTGCAAATTTTTCTGGTTGTAAATATTCATTTGTAATACAACTTCTACCAAACTTTACAAATCCTTCATAGTATTGACTTTTTATAAAATCTTCATGTGTTTTAGATTTAGTTGCAGTAGTATTTAGTTCATAAAACATCTGAAATACTCTATATCCTAATCTTGTATGTGTTAAGTCCTTATCTGCCCAACGTCTTTTCTTTACACACATATGGGCACTCAGAGTTCTTTCGCTCATGAAACTTTTTTCACACCATTTACAAGTATTACTTTCCAAAGATTTCCTTGATTGATTTGTCATCATAACCATTTGATTTTGCTAAATCCTTTAATTCGTCAGTTGTATTAATATCAATTAGATTGACTATATCCTCACTTTTCATATGAGGGAATAATTCATATATAAATTCAAAAACTTTATTTTTCTTTTTTCTTGCATTAGGCGGTTTTAAATATGGATGAAATTGTATTTTACCAACACCACAGGCACTTAGAAGCAACCATTGTAACTCAGGATGTTTACTAACTTCGCTAAATTGAAAGTTTACAAGTTCATTAGTCATGTATATATAATTTGCGGCATCTTTTCCCTGTACACTACTACAATACCTCATCATCATCCAGGCACTAAAGGCTTTTTTACCTTCATCCGTTAGGTTATTATAAAAGTTCCTATCCTTTTTGTCAATTGCCGCCATTATATCTTTTAATGGAATTTGAGGTTTCTTAGGCATTATTCTCCTTCAAACTCAATAAGAGTTTCTACATTAAATCCTGCTTCTTTTAATACAGCACTTCCTCCTAAATCAGGAAGATCAATTACTGCCAACACTAATATATTTTTTTTAGATATATTAAATTTACTACTTATTAAATCAGCACAGGCATGTGCAGTACCACCTGTTGCTATAAGGTCATCTATTATAACAATTTTATCGTTTTTTGTCAATTCTGAACATTTTTGTATGTGTAATTCTGCTGTTCCGTATTCTAATTTATATTCTTTACAGTATGTAGGATTAGGTAACTTGCCTGGCTTCCTAGCAAGTAAAAAAGGTAATTCTAAATCTCTAGCAATAGGAGACCCAAACACAAACCCTCTGCTTTCTATTCCTATAATTTTTGTTGCATTAAACATCATACAACTAGCAGTCATGTCAATAAGTGCTTTATTTAGAGCTTCTGGGCGTTCTAATAGGCTTGTAATATCCCTAAACTGTATACCTTCTATAGGAAAATTAGGAACGGTTCTTATATATTCTTTTAATTCTTTCATTCTATTTTTAACTTAAAAATTGTTTCCCATTCTGCATATTGGATAGTATCAAAATATTTTGGAGGATATGTAGGTGCTGTCCATTTTATCGAACGTTGTCTTTTATAAATTGTTTTTAACCAAACTTTATGGCCTGCTATCGTTTCAACAGGTCTCCATGCAAACCATTTTTCCCATTTGGAATATTCTGGTTGTGTTGGATCTTTCAAATGTGGATACCTCGTGTAAGCAGGATGACTAAAATTTGTATTTAGTTTTTTTCCTTTTATAATGTTTTTTGATAATTTCTTGTTGTTTCCATCGCCTGTGATTATTTTCTCCATTCTCTCCGCCCCAACTAGAATTTAACTTTAAATTTTGTGGTACTCGTTTAATTAACTTCTTTTCCCAATCTAATGCTTCTTCCATAGTAGGAAATGTTTGTATCACTCTAGCATCACAATCATATTCAGCATTTCGCATTTTTTTATACAAAAGACTTTTACCTTTTTGGCTTGCTTTTAAATGCTCTGTTAATCTGAAATTAAATGGTTTTGCTGTATATCCATAATAAACAAATCCATCTTTAAATCTAATTTCATATACTTTAAACATTAAAACAAGTCAATATGCTCATAAGGTAAATCTGATTTACCAAAATGTCCATAATTTGTTGTCTTTGTAAGATCTAAATTAAATAAATCAAACTTATCTATAATTCCTTTAGGTGTTAAATCAACATTATCAAGTATCCAATCTGCTAAGTCTGGTCTAACTTTACCGTCTGCATATACATAAACACTAGTAGGCTCTACTACACCGATTGCATAACTTAGTTGTACTGTACAGTTATCTGCTTTACCAAATGCAACAATATTCTTTGCCAAGTAACGTGCCATATAAGCCGCACTTCTATCAACCTTGGTACAGTCTTTACCACTAAATGCTCCGCCACCGTGTGGTGCATAACCACCATAAGTATCTACAATAATTTTTCTGCCTGTTAATCCTGTGTCTCCGTCTGGTCCGCCGATTACAAATCTGCCTGTTGGATTTATTAAAAAATCTGTTTTATCTAATTCGTATTCTGTTATTTCATCTCTAATAAGTTCTTCTAGACTTGATCTTACTTGTTCTATAGTTACATTATCTTTGTGCTGAGTACTACAAACAATCTTATCAATACTGATAGGATTGTTTATACCATCATAACTCATAGTCACCTGAGATTTACTATCAGGCTGTAACCAAGGTAATGTATTATTTGTTCTTTCACTTTGTAATCTTCGTAATATTCTATGACTAAAATGTATGGCACTTGGCATAAAATCTTCAGTTTCATTACAAGCATACCCAAACATTAGGCCTTGATCACCTGCACCAAAATTATCTGTTCCTAATGCTATATCAGGAGATTGGCCATGCAGTTCGTTATATACTTTTAACTTTTCCCAATGAAAGCCGTCTTGCTCATATCCAATATCTCTTACTATAGCTCTAATAAGTTTTTCAATATATACTTTATCAAACTTATCGCTTTTATATTCACCTGCTAATGTAACCATATTTGTAGTAACTAATGTTTCTACAGCCGCTCTGTGATTAATATTTTTATCTATCAGATATGTAGCAATTGCATCTGATATTTGATCTGCTATTTTATCTGGATGTCCTTTACTGACACTCTCACTTGTGAATTGATAACTCATTAATTATCTCCTTCTTTTACAAAAATACCATCTACCATGCGTCCTTTTCTATCTTTTATATCATCATATGCTACAGTTAGACATTCTTCCATTGTGATATTATTTCTTTTCATAATGTTTATCATTACAACCATCATATCACCTAAATCATCTCTAATATCATTTCCTTTGCATACATTATCAGATAACTCGCCCATTTCCTGAATTAGTTTTAATACCTGATCTTTATCTGTTGCACCGTCAATTAAGTTTCTATCAATGTGCCATTTTTCTATAAGCTCTATAAGTTCACTAGTCATTATAATTTTCCTTCATCTTTCATTTGTTTACGAATATTTGTAGCACTAATATCTTCTATGTCTGCGTCAAAAGATTCCTGCTCTACTTTATACCCTACATCTCTGCCATACGTTATGTTCATAATATTTGGTACCGGATAACATCTAAACTTACCGGCATATTGGGCTAATGATATTTCAATATTCTCGCATATTTTGTCTACTTGCCAAGGATTGTCGTCAGTTAAAGGCATATCTCTAACAAGTATTGCTACCTGTCCATGTTTTTCTAATGCTCTTTCAAATAGTGCTTTATGGCCATCATGAAATGGTTGGAATCTTCCTAGCATTTGTGTAGTTGGTTGCTTAGGTTGGAACTCATGATCCTTTAAATCTACAGCAATTAATCTTGCCCATTCCTCTACTAAGTCTTCTGTCCACCATTCGTCAGCAGTTATTGTTGCATTTATAAATGTACTGCCGTCTGGTTTTTCAAACATCTTATTTGTGTCCTCAAACCTTCCTTCATCAATAGTGTCCATCCATATTATATACTCTGGAACATTCTTTTCTCGAAGTTCATTTGTTGGACAAACAAAATCTGCTACACCATAGTTTCCTTTTGCAACACTTTTACGAACATAGTCTCGCATACGCAATGATTGTCTTTCTCTGCCCTCAGAAGAAAAATCCCAATCGTCAAATGTTTCTCTTATTTTATCAGCATTATGCCAATCTGCGTTACCTAATATCTCTACTAGTTTTTCTGCAAGAGTAGATTTACCAGACCCTGGTAAACCAAAAATTAAGACTCGTTTCATCTATTTTCCCTTTCCCATTCTGCGTTTTCTTCAAATTCTGCAAGATATTCTTCCATGTTTTCATGTATAAGTTCTTCAGTATCATGCCACTTAGTATTTAACCAGCCGACCTGTGCATCATAACTTTTACCGGTGCTATCATTGTAATCATATTCGCAATCTAATTCCACTTTATCATAAAATACAGCATCAACAAATTCTGCTAAATTGGTTTCTACAATACCCACTCCAAGTTTAAACTCATCAAAATCTTCGCCGTCTGTTTCCACAAACCAAGCACCAAAAGTACCTTTCTCTGAACTGTGAAACATTAAGACTGGAATATATTTGTTACCGTCTTCATCTTTTTCGTTTAATAACTCTGGCTCGTCATCAGTATTAAAGTATCCGCCTTCTCTGCCATATACATGAATTGCTTCTCCTTCGTAGACTTCTTTGTCGTAATCATAATCATCTGATCCATCTGCTGGTACTTCATATACAAAAAATCCGCCATCTGCGTAAGAAGAGTTTATGTGTTCTAACTCATCATTTTCCCACATGTTGAAGTACTCTTCTGGATCTTTAGCAGGTCCTGGGGGAGTATCTGGATCTAATAATGCATCATCTGGTTCTTCTTCATCTCCATATCCCATTTGATCTGCTTCTAAAACTGCGTCAATAAGTTCACTAGTATCGCCTAGTTCTGCATAATAACTGGCAAATGCTGGATTAACTTCTCCTAAAACTGCCTCGCCTCCATATCTACCGCCTTCTATTCTAAATCTTCTTTTTGCCATTATTTTCTCCTATAATAAATCTGATATATCTATATTTTTTATTTTTTTGTAGTCTTTTACAAACATAGCACACTTCGGTTCAGGTCCGTCTTCTAATGGAACAACCAACATATGGCCATTCTTTAATTTAGGAAAATACCATTTAACGTCTTGGTACACATTTGTTATCTGAATTTCTTCTGCTCTTGGCATCCAACTATGCATTGGATTAATCACAGGGCTTAAAAATCCTCTATTATTTAAACTTGCTAAAGGAATAATTTCTAAATCTGCAAAGTCCTCATCACAAGTTAATATACTCCAGTCCATAGGCATCTGTAATTTATATTCACCTATTTGCAAACATATTGCCGGAGCATGAAAACTTTCTAAAAAGATAAGAGGTAAGAAGTAGTAATCCTGGAACTCTTCGTCTCCGCCATCAAAAACACAATATCTTATATCGTCTATTTCGTCAGGTACGCAATCTATGTCGTATGTATTATTTTCTATCGTTAGTATTTTCATTTATATTCCACCTTGGTTACTGTATGACGAAAGTTTGCTTCTTTATAGAACTGCTTTCTTTTTGTCAAATGCCTTTTGCTATATTTTAAATTACTAGTCAGGTCAACAACCTGAACATAGTCTTTATCTTGTGCTTTTCTAATACCTCTTCCAATACTCTGTATTACTCTCACAAAACTTTTTCCTGGTTCTAACATTATTAGGTTAAATATCCTAGGAATGTTAATACCTACTGCGGCTACACCATATGTAGCAACAATAACTTTGTTATCCATCTCAGAAATATCATCATAATTATCTTGCCTGTCTTGTTGCTTCATTGAACCTGAAACAAATACCCAGTCAGAATTTTTTTCTGCTAACATTTCTCCTGTCTTTATTCTATCTATTAGTACTAATGTATTACCATTAGCACCAAAGCCATTTATAATTTCGCTTATATGATCTATTCTTTTAGGGTCTGTTACAAGCCATTTTAATTCCTGTGCATAACTACTAAATCCAATCATTCCATCTTGTAACTGTAATATACTAATATCTAAATCAGCAAGTACACCCATGTCCTGTAATTCTTTACTACTTAAATTTCCAACAACTGGTCCTAAACTACATAAACAACCTATTGCTTCATGTTCATCTTTAGGTATAGTACCAGTTAATCCCCATCTGATAGGCACTCCTTTAAAAGGACCACTTAATAAATTTTTTAAAACTTCTGCTTTTGCTTTATGAACTTCGTCCACCATTACACATACAACACCATCTAAAAAGTCATCTAGTGGGAAATCTGCTTCATACTTCTTAGTTTTCTTTTCTAATACTGCTAAACTTTGCCAAGTACAGATAGTATGTGTTTTATCATATTCTTTCCTATCACCATATAGTACACCTACATCTAACCCTAAGTTTTTATAATCTTTTTCTGTTTGTACAACTAAGTCTTTATTAGGAACAATTACGATAGTTCTACCATATTCTTGACACTTATGACTTAATACAGCCGTTACTAGTGTTTTACCTGCTCCTGTGGCAATCTCTTGTAAGCATTGAGGATTATCTAAAAATTTGTTTATTACATCAACCTGATAGTCTCTAAGTATAATAGGATTACCTTCTACAGGATGTCCTTTAGGCCAAACAACGTGCTGATAACTATCTTTAGTAACATGTTTAAAACTTAAATCCCATTTTTGTCTTAAGTCTTTTACTTCTATTTCATATCCATCATTTGTAACTATAGGCAGTAATCGTTCTAATAAATGAAAATATGTTCTGCCACCTATATCACAATATCTTATACAGCCATCCCATCTGCCTAATTTATATGCCGGCATATGATAGGCATAAGGTAAAAAATATTTTACTTCATCAGATATCTTACGCCTGGTTTTAACGTCAAGTCCTTGGAACCTGACGTTTACCTCGTCTTTAATCTCTAAAATACATTTACCCATATCTTATTATACTACCACTTATACCCTAATGTCAAGTAAACTTCTTTACCTTTGTTATTATAAAAAGGAACAACTTCTACAACTTCGTCTGTAAGATTTTCAATTTTTAAAGATAAAGTTAAACCATTTGTAAATCCTTTTGTGATATATAAATTAAGTTTCTTTAGGTCTTCTAAGTATTCTTCGCCTTCTGCTAAAAAGTCATATGCACCAGGTTTTCTTTCTAAGTTTACTGCATACTTTAATCTTACATCAACACCCTTAATGGATTTATTTACATTTAAAACAGCCATATACTTTGGTATTCTAGTTTGATCTGTGTCTGTATATTTTAACATTAGCCCAATTGGCCCAAAGTTATTAGCATACCTGAAGCCTTGTGTCTTGTACTCTCCTGTATTAGAATACGTTGGCATAGTATAAACAGGGTTATTGTCTTCTGCCTGATAGTATTTACAGCCTACTAATGAACTTCCTTGCGGTGCTTCAAAGTCGCGATCTAATACACATCCACCAAATGTGCCATCAGCATTTACAGATGCTTCTGCGTCTAATTCAGATGTTATTGTGATATTATCTGTGTAGTAGCCTGGTGTGTATTCAATTGCTTCTTCAAATTCATACATAAACACACTTAATACACCATAACCTAATTCATAACCTACACCTTTTTCAGGATCTAGTTCCTCATTGCCTTGCACGAATCCATCTCCGAACTTCTCATACAGGTTTGCTTTTCTAAAACTGTTACCAACATTAAAAAACCAGTTTCCTTTTGATATACCAAGTCTAAGAGCATTCTGATCGTCATTGCCCAGTCTAATACCAAAGTTATAACTTAATATAAAGTCTGCATTGGCTTGAAAATATATACCACCATTCTCATCTGAGTACTTCTGGTCTGTTTGTGTTAAAGTATATACACCGTTTCCATCAAGTACTTCAAAAGGATTATTTAGATCTGGTTGTATAGTGCCGTCCCATAATGGATATTCTTGTAAAGTATCATCATCACCATAATAAGACCCTGGTATAGTATTATATCTTTCAACAACTTCTGTACCTTCCACATTCTGCCAACTGCTGGTATTGTAAATTTGTTTTTCTAAATCTATACCAAATGCAATGTTTAAGTTATTACTTAAATCCATTTGGTTACCTATTCTTAAATAGTCTCTATAACTTTCGTTTGTGTATGTTGGATCTAGTTCTGTAAAGTATTCTGCTGTATTATAATTTCTGCCTATAGTGATGTAATCATTTCTTATGGCTATATTATATCTTTGGCCGTCCTGTAAACAATCATTGCTTTGATTCCAACTGTAACCATAACAGTTATCATAGTCGTATTCGTATTCAGTAAATTTACCTACTAGAGTAAAGTCTCCTGCATCTACATTAAACCTAACAGTTTTGTTTTCGTAATTATCTTCTTCTTCATTATCATTACGAACACTATCCATGCCATCACTAACCATACTGAATTCTAATTGTTCTATAGGAGCCACACGAGCAAACTTAATCTCATCTTCCATCCTTAGTGTTATGCCTTTTTCAATAGTGTCTTTAATCAGTACTGTTCCTGCCATACTACCTGAACCATATATAACACCGTTAGGACCTGATATTACTTTAACTGTTTGTCCACTAGCAAAGTCATGTCCAAAATCATACCAACTTGCTCCTGGATCATTAGCAGGTATTCCGTTTACATAAACAGATGTATGTGATGTTTGTGCACCACGTTCGTTGTAACCAACAAAGCCTCCGTAACCTCCTGCGTTCCAGGTAAAGGCTGGCATAATAGCACTCATTAAACTGCTACTAGTAATTGGGTTTGCTACTATTGTTTTTTCCTGTTGTGCTGTTACAACAATTTCTTCTATTTCATCTGCTATTGCCCAAGCAGTAAATAAGGGTAAGCAAATAATAAAAGTAATTTTAATTATATGCTTGTGAAAAAATTCTTCCATGATATAGTCTCCTTTTTTTGTATCATTGAGTCATAAGTTAATAGTTTTAATTATACATGGGTTATTGATATTGTCAAGAGGTTTATAAAAGAAACCCCCAAAAATATTTTGGGGGTTAATAGTGTTCAAAGTGGGAGGGTTCTGAACACTAGGGACT